CAGACAACTTACGGATTTGCATCAGAACATTCTTAGATGCCGCCTTGCGATCATCGTCTGTTGCATCAGTATCTATATCCGCACTATCCTTACCTCTTTTACCCATCGCACTCATTGCATCACGTTTGGCACGAGCATTCTCCATATGGGTGTCTAGATCAAAACCTGTGTTCTCTTTCATTGAACCAAAGCCAGGATCAAACCCAGTAACATCACGGAGATTAGCAGTTGCGGCAAAACGAAGGTACTTTAACTTAACACTTCTGCTCTCAAACTCTGCGTGGTCAATATCACCAGAACTTGATGCTTGTGTTAGATGATACATCAATCCACGTTTAACATCAATCTTAATTAGAGGAAAGAGGTCACCTGCCATACTGTTGCGAGTAGCATAACGGAATACTGTTTGACCAGTCTTGACCTTTGCTTCCTTACCGACATACTTCTTGTCTCCCGCATCCAGACCGAACAGTACGATACCATCTACCTTACCAGTACCAACTACACCGATCACTTTGTGACCTTTCTTTTCTCCGTAGGCAACAACCTTGTCCTCACCCCAGTTACTAGGTGACTTATCCAAGAATTGTTGGAATGCTTCATCAAGTCCTTCTCTAAAGTCCTTGTGCGTTTTCCAACCGAGTTTCTTACGTTTTTCATCTCGTTTCTTCTTCTCGGCAGGTGTCATCTTAGATGGTTGCTTTGCCAATGGTGCTCTTGCCGCACCTTCTTCTACTTCTTCACGAGCAACTAACTTCCAACCATCTTTCTTCATTTTATCAGCAGTCTTACCATCCACCTTACGAGTATATGTACCCTTCTTCATGGTGTAGTTCTCTGCACCTTCATCAAGTTCTGGTTTCTCGTGGGTGTAACCCATCTTGTCCATCTTAACATGATCTGCGTAGGTGTCTGCCTTGTAACCTTTCCCAGTCTTGGGGTCGTACATCATGTGTGGTTTGAAGTCTTCTTGACTCTTACATTCTGCAAATAATTCTTTTATTGTTTTCATGTTACGCTAAATCCTTATCGTGGTTCAGACCACCTTTTTTCTTCTTTACTATGAAGGCATTAACACGGGCATATCCCCACTGTTGGGGAGTAGTTCCTGGCCGATGACCAGTCTTCCATGCGGCAACACCACGATTATAAACTTTTCTTAATGTATCTACAGAGATACCGGACTTCTTTGACTTATCCGCAAGAGCACCCTCAATGAGTTGTCCCGCACGTTTGGTTAATGCCATATCTATTGAGTATGAAGAACACTTTTTCATGGTTTAGTACTCCGGTTCTTTGCTTTTGCTCTAGCAAGTCTGGCACGATCTAGTAGTCCATCATGCTTCTTTTTGTCTGCTTCTTTCTCTGCTTTAATTCTATCCTTTGCGTTTGCGACTGCATCTTCCATTGGGGTATCTTTCTTGTACTTCTTAACCAATGTGTCAGTCCCTTCCTCACCTGCTGATTCATACTTCAGTTCAGGGTCAGGGGACTTGAATGCCTTCTTACGCATTATTGTTTTGTTAACAACTTCAAACTCACCATTCTTCCAGTTGATGACTACGGGTAGATTTAGGTCAGATTGCATATCCTTGAGGATTGCTTCACTGTTACCATGTTTCTTGATCTTCTTACCCTTGTTCTGTGCCATCTTCTTGAATAGACGTTGTAACTCTGCAACAGTAATAGCAGGTTTGTTACGTTTGTCATTCATACGATCAGCAAAGTGACGAGTGAATTCAATATCAACATCAAACTTATTGAGTAGTCTGTCTGCGAATTTCTCAAGGTCATTGAGTTCTTTCTGAGAGACATCCTCAAACATATCCTTGAACTGAGTGGTGTACTTGGACGGTTTAGTCTTAGCAGTGGCATCGCCAGGCGCAGGTTTGTATGCAGAGTCATCATCGTCTGCCTTCTTGCCATGCTTCTTGAAGTGTGCGTCTCGTTTGGATTTGGTAGACTTCTCTAGACCCGCATAGTACTTCTTGGGTTGAGTACCTTCTTTATCTTTGATATCAGAGTCTTGGGGTGCTTTCTTCTCTACTAGTTCTACTGCATCCAACCACTTGCGAACTCTACGTTCACCGCATTCTACGATGACATAGTTAGAACCCAGTACGGATACAATACCAACCTCTTCGCTTTCTTTGATAACAACAGTATCACCGAGTTCAAACAACTCACCCTTAACGAACTGCTCTCGGATATCCGATACTTTCGGTAGTTCAATATGACGTTTAAAGGATGTCTCTTCCTTGAGACCTAGTCCCTTCCTTACATCATTGAACAACTTCCGTGTATCTTTATCGGACATAGACGTTGGCACACCTTGTGTAAAGGCAGTGTAATCATTCTCTTTTGCGTTGGCACGTTGTTTGGATGCAGACATTCCTTCTACACCTTCGGCATCGGGGTCTCTTGCCCCTGCGGAAACAACCTTGATAGATTGAAAGTTATAGAATCCGTGACGTGCCTTCTTGCCATTGTACTTGTTCAACAGGACATCAAACTCACGTAGACGATCTTCCCCGACTACCATAGTGATTTGTTTGTATCCTTGATCGTACAACTTAACTGCGATATCAAATGCGGTTTTGACACCCTTGTCCACCATGATGTTACGACCATACTTGGGGAACATCTTGCGGAGGTGTTTCACCTTGTCAGAATATGACAGAGGGTCTTTAGTTCCTTGGGACTGAGAGACATAGACTTTCCAGTCTGCACCCTTTGCTTTCTTTGCAATGGTATCCAATACCTTTCCGTGACCAATTGTAGGGGGATTCATTCTACCAAATGTAAAATAAACTTCCTTTGCTTCTTCGGTTAGATATGACTTAAAATCTTTAATCACTCTTTTGTCCGCCTCTTTTCTTTGTCAATTCTGCCTTACGAACCTTCGGGAGAAGTTTCTTGGCAAGTTTATCTATCTTAGGTTTCATCTTATCTAGGCGTTTTTCAATTGACTGTCTGCGGGACATGGACAATTCACCCTTGTCCATACCTTTAGTGATCTTCTTGAGGAAAGTCATACGTGCTTGTTTCTTGGCACGGAGTTTGATTTTTTCGGGAGACGCAACCCTTCGCTCTGCTCTTTTACGACCCATTGCGATTTTTGCTTTGTTCTTTTTAAAGGTACGCGCCATCTTCAGACGTTGTTGCATATTCAATGCCTCGTCTGGAGATTCACATATCTTAATGAATTCTTTGAGTCCTATTGGTTTGGACATATTTTTACCTCTACGGTTTTTCCCATCCCTTCAGAATATCTGGACTGAAGTTGTTATACGAAAATTCTAGACGGTCAACCAATTTGACCGCATCACCACCTAATTTGTCAATAGCAACAAAACCTTCTGCACCTGTGCGGGTCTTATAACCCTTCTTGTTTTGAACAAACGCATCAATTTTTGAAATACTATTAAGTTTATTTATAAGTTTTAATTTCGCAAGTACAATGTTTTTTTGTAAATCAAACATCATTACCAGATTCTTTTTGTTTTTTTGTGAGAAGAACTTCATAAAGTCATCCAACTTCTTCTGTTGGGTTGCCTTACCCTTCTCAGTACTTCTCTTATCTTTCTCTTTCTGGAACTTATCGTTCAACCACTTCAGTAGACCTGTTACGTGCATATTAGTGTTGCCAATCACGGTTTGATTCCGCACAAAAGTGTTATTATACTGTTCAATCAGGGTTGCGAGGTCTGTATTACCTTCCAACTCACGCAGTGTGGAACCAGATATCTTATTGAATATCTTACCCGCATCGGACAAATGTTTGGTAACTTCGGCAGTCTCTTTCTTATCTAGGGTTGCTCCAGATACGTCTCTAAGCATCGCATCTTGCGACCAGACGTTTTTACTTTTCTTAAATTTGGATACGTCCACTCCATAGGATGCCTTGAGTGATTCGTAAGAATTACCTGTATAGGTGGTGTGCCATACGATTCCGATCTTTGCTTGTCGCACTTCCTTTGCTTGGTCATAGGGGATTGCGTAGATGATCGTGTTGGGATGAAAGGTTGTATACTTCTGACCCTCAATAACCTCATCACTAGTGTCTCCTTTTGAGAATAAGAAATCTCCTTGAATAACACCTTTGATACCAAGTTCTGGTAGATGTTTCAATGCGAGTTTCATCTTGGTTGCGAGGTCACCACTCTTGATGTCCGCATCAATATCTGCATTGGACTTGTAGACTTTGGGATTGGCATTGAACACACCCTTCTTGGCAACAAAGAACTCACCATCAATAGGGTCTTGACCACAGAAGATTGCGGGAGCACCATCCCACTTGGTAGACAGTTTAGAATCAGTCTGTCCTGCTAACATGTCACGGAGTTCACGCAATGCGTTGATTGCCTCTCGTGTACCTTTCACACCCCCATAGAGAACCTTATCCTCAATGTGGGTCATGTGGGTATTCTTCTGTTCTGTTATGTATTCAGCAAATTTCATTACTTGGTACTCAATGAGTTATACTTGATTGCCAGATTAAAGAACTGTCCTAGTTTTTTCTGTCCCGCATTACCAGACTTATTAGTCCGTATTGACATCTCCATTGTAACAGTAGTGTCGCGAGATTTCAACTCTAAGAACCAGTTTTGTTTGGATGATGTTGATGGATATGCCCTTACAAACTTAACCATAGGCAAGAACACACCCAGTTCATCGTCAGCAGTAATTTCCTCAAAAGAGTCCTTCACTGCTTTGATTACCTTGGTAGGAACATCGGGCGCATCACGTAGAACCTCAGACCTAATGTAATCAAGTGTCGTATCTTTGTTCTCATTGAATAGGTCAATAATACTCTTACGACAAATCTCTAGATGTTGGTCATATAGACGCTCATACTTTTTATTGTCATCTTTATTGAGTTTAACAAGTAGTTGAGAAGTGACTCTTTTCTTTGATTTGTCATATTGACCAGAGGAAGGCATACCCTCAATCTGAGAGAATACCTTGGTATGTAGTTCTCTACGCAATACAGATACTTTACGAACCTGTTTGAATGCGGTGAATACAGGATTCACATAGGTATTGAGTTTAGGTTCTTTAGTCTTTTTGCCACCCGCTTTGAGTGAGACACCTAACATCTCACCATCAACAAACTCAATGAAGATATCGCCAGGGTGGTTCTTAGGAACACCTGTAGGTTTGGCACGATATCCCCAGTAAACTTGTTTGATTCTTTTAGACTTGTTCTCTTCCTGTAGATACTTGTAGACACCCATCGCGTTCAACATCTTCTCGGTGAACTTAGATGATTCAGATGCCTTCTGGATAGTATCAACTGCGGCATCCAAGTCTTTAGGATTGACACATTTGAGTTTGGATGGGTCTTGTTCTAGAAGGTGGTAGTAGAAGTCATCAACATTGGTTGTCATTTTATAACTAGTCTCCCATGCGATAGCAGGGAACAACTCAGTGATAGATGCGTTTAGGGTGGTCTCACCGATACCACCGGACTTAGGTTTCAGTAGAAGGATGACATTAACATCAAACTGAGAGTCAATAAAGATGGGGTCAACACCCTGTCCCGATTTCTCTCGTACTTCTGCTTTAACTCCTGCTTGTTTCAGATTACGTAATATCTCATCACGGTCACCCAATCGGTCATCTGACCTCACAACAAAGATTGCTGTTTTGGAGTTTTCGGATTTCTTCTCTACCGAGAGGTCACCGAAAACGCCTTCGGGGAAGTCGCCAACAGCAACTTCCTCGGACAGAAACTTTTGAAAAGAAAACATCGCGTATTCCCATAGGTTGTAAAACTAAAATTATACATCTATTTATAATAGAACGGATGTTGATTGTTCCTCATTATACTGTTTAATTGTGTTTTTTAGAGTATTAATCCAGTTATCACGATGTTCAACAAACACTTGAGGTTCATTATTATCAACCGAGATGATGGTAACCAATTGAGTAATCGGCATACCTGTACGTTCTTCCCACATTACAGCATAACCTGCTTCCTGCATGAAGTAGTTCTTGACCCAATCTTTCTTCTTGGGTTTCATAGAGGTCTTGTAGTCAATGATTGATAGTTTACCATCAAAGACACCCACACAGTCAACACGACCTGCCACACCCAGATGGGTAGAGTAGAGAGGTGCTTCTTGAGCATAGACCTTAGTTAGACGTGAGTCTAGGATAGGTTTGAGATCAAGGAAAGATGCAAGGATGTCAGGAGTGTAACCCTTCTTGTAGTCAGGATCATTGTTGACATACTTCTCACATATTTCGTGGACACGTGTACCACGTCCAGATGCGCGAGTAGAGACACGATTTGCCTCTTCTTCACCAACACGTTTACGCCATTTGGCAATAGAATCACGAGACAGTATTGACAGTACTGTAGTAATAGATGGTAAGTCAATGCCATCGGGTGTACGATATTTACGACCCGATTCTGTAGTGACCGCGTTCATCTCAGTCAGTTCAATTTGTTCGTGTATAAAGTTCATAGTTTATCCAGTTATAAATGTTTGTAATAGGTTGCGAAGTAAAAGTAATAGTCCCACACTGTTCACTAGGATTAATGCGCGGTCTCTCCACAACAACGAAACCCACAACCATAGTGTAACACCAATGACAGATATTGTCAAGTCATACTGTACAAATTCATCAATTCCTCTCACCGACATACCCAGTAAGAGGAAGATTGATGCTACCCACTTGATATACCAGTCCAAGGTATGCTTCGGAGTCGCAGACTTAAACCATCGTTTGCTGTTTGCGATCTCCTCTATCGGAGGTAATTCGTCTTTAGGACTCATCGGTTAACCACTCAAAATTCCCAGTCAGGGGATTGAACTGAGCACACTCAGTTGATGCGGCATCCATCCTCCAAGAGTTTTGTGTTGAAGTGGCACCTATCATAGACCCCACTATAAATGCAATCGCAACCAATACTGCACAGACTGTAAATTCATTATTTCTACTCATAGAGACTTCCTCATATTTTCCATTCGTTTATATGCCACAGACCATTGTTCAAATGTTTGCGGTTTCTTTGCGTCACCACAGGCAAGTTTGCGTTTCTTGAACTCTGCCTTTAGTAATTTCTTCTCATTGGCACCCATGAACTGACCAACCAGACTCAGGACGCACTGTCGGAAAGATCGTCCGTGGTGCATATGACCTAGACAGTGTGCGAGTTCATGGAGTAGGACATACTTACCCATCCCAGTGATAGTACACAGACTGACAGTTTTTCCGTTGGTCAGACCAGAGAACTTCTTGGACTTACTCTTCATAGCAACCACTTCGGGTTGGGAGTTGAAGATACGACCAACATCTGATTCAACAGACTTCTGCCACAGTTTGATCCAAGTCTTTGTCTTGTAGAGTTTCTTGGCAAACCGTTGTGCTTCCTTGATGTCTTTAAACTCAGGGTTGTTCACAAGTTTGGCAAATGCCCACTCTGCTTCATAGGTCTTGGTGGTCTCGGTATCCCGACTACCTCCCGCACCCTTATTCTGTTTTGCCTTATGTTTGGAAAGATACTTATTGTATTTGAATTCCAATGAACCCCATGTTGGGTAATCAAAGTAGTTATACATTAAATAATCCCCTTTTCCCAGATTTCGTTAGCAAGTTCATCCTGCATCTTGAATGCTTCTTTCTCCCAAGGCATTCTGGCATACGCAGTACCATAACCGTAGACAGTCTTTTTCCAACGGATTTTGCGATTCTGTGCCTTCTTGTCGTAGAAGTCAACCATCTCACGTTTAACATACTGTTTGACGTGAACCAGTTCGTGACAAACACAAACGATGATTTCTTTGAGACTCATAGTCTTTTCAATGTCAACACTGAAGAGTCGTTCCTCTTCCTGCATACACCAACCTTCAACACCATCTTTCTTGAGGTTCTTCAGTGAGATCAACACCTCAACATTGCGATGTTTTGGAAGCAACTTAGCAATCACATAGTCGGCAACACTCTGAACAACTTCACGTTGAAACTTGTTACCACCGACAACACCTACAAACTTTGACATAATCATCTCTCTTTTCTCATTTTGTATACACATTATAACCGATGAGACAACTTTTGTCAACTTATTTCTGAAATAAGATTTCCTTACATATCAATGACTTACGATAAATTCTAAATTATTTTTCATTTCTTTTACGAAATCTAATGGTATTTCACGGTCAATAATCACAATTCCTTCAAATCCACGGGCAACTTGGTACTCATCATCAACAATATCCAGTCCGCACGGCACAGATACCCCATACTTCTCATGTAGATGAAAGGGGTAGACCGAGTCAGGAAACCGAGGACGTACCACGATCTTCTCAACATCTGCCATATAGATGGCATCTCCAAGTATCTCTGGTTTACCACTAGACAGAGACTCTAGATACTCATCCCCTCTCACAAAGATAGGTAGACTATTGGGAGTGGCAAGACGAGAGTTGATCTCAAGGAAGTACCATTCACCATCCTTTATCATTCCTGTTATCTGCCCTTGGAACTGACCACCCAGTGTCGCGACCCAATCCAGAATCTTGGTCGCGTTTTCAATACACAGTTCACGGTTGTCATCAGACAACTCACCGTACTGCACATACTTGGCAAAGTGAGAATAATTACCCGCGATCTTTGCGACATTCTCTCCAGTGCTTTCTTGACAGTGTTGGATAGACCACTTACCACCAGATACAACAAATTCAATGTTGACCTCCGTGCCATCCAAATATTCTTCAACATAGTACGGATGACCCTTGGGTATCCACCAATCTTGAACGTACTGCTCTGCCGTACTATCCAGTACAACAAACGTGCAGTAGACCGCATCGTGGTGGGTCTTGTTGGGTTTGACAACACATGGTACTTGAATGTCATCCAGTAGCACTGGAAGTTTGACTCCCAGTTTTCCGATCTGTCTGCGACACCAGAGTTTACGAGTCTCTAGATGAGCACTTCGTTCGTTTAGACCAATGACATCAATATTCCAATTATCTGGTATATTGACATAGGGACTCATATAAAGAATGGTGTCAATCTGATTGTCACTCAGAAACCATTCAAGATAGGATTGTCGTGAAGTGTGTTCGGCATCAACAACCGTGATACCGAACGACTCGTAATACGACTTCGCGGAATTATCAGTAGTAAACACTGTATGACCATCGTGTGCCAACTCCACCAGATTGTGAAAGTTTGACATGCAATAGTCTATACAAAGAATTCTACTCACTACAGAATTATACCACTAGTGTTCTTGATGTATGCTTTACGTAAGTCATCGTTAACTTTAGTAACAAAACAAATACTTGAATGGAATATATCAACAGACTTAACATCTGCCTCACCAGTTACACAAATACCATGTGCGAATCCCAAACCTTCTTGGGTACTTACGACCATTCGTGGGTCTTCAATTGTAACTGTTTGTGCAGTCTTTTGAATTGCGGCATACTTACCAACATATTCTCCACTGTTACACATTACTGCAACAACATCATTTGTATCAATACCTTCTACCATTTTTTTCTCCTGTAAAGTTGGGTAGGGATGTCCCTACCCATTATCTATAATTTGTTTAAGCAACAGCAAACTCAACTGCCTTCTCAACCGCACGAATCTTACGAGTCTGGTTCGCACCAAACCATGCAGATGTCAAACGTGAATCAGTCTCACGACCCATCTTGTGGTCAGTCAAGTAGGTCACACTGTTCAGTGCTTGCCACCATGAACCCGCACCATACTCTGCGCCTGGCTGAGTCTCCAAGTAAGAGAATGCTTTTTGACCATTAGAGGACAGATCAGCAAAGGTCTTGACTTGGACATCCTTCTTACCTTGGTAGGTACGAGGGAACACTTCGTTGTAGTACTGAACCAATGCGTCCATAGAGAACTGCTTGGTAGAGAGGAACGTTGCCATCTCTTTGTACTTCGCAAACTTCTCGGATGCGATACCCATTTGCTCTTTAACCATGTCAGGGTTGAACTCATTGCGGTGATTCATTGTCACCGAGTTCGCAACATTCTGACCCAGAGACATGGACAAGGTGTTGTTACACACTACACGGATTGGAGTGAACCGAACATCAATTGCCTTACCATACTTGTGTGGGTTAGAGAACAACAGGTAAGAATCAACTTGGTCTCCACCAAGGATATCAAACGACTCCTTGACCTTCGCAAGTGCCCATACCATCTGACCACCTTTCAGAGAACCCGCAGTGTGCATTTCCATGTCACCCGCAAGAGTGTACTCAGAGAAGAACTCAAATGCTTGCTCATTCTGTACAGGGTTCCAGTTATCACCAACAACATCAAGTACCTTATTGTCAGCAGAACGCACCAATGCTTTCTTGCCTTCAATCTCAACACCAGACGCAGTGGTCATAGTTTCTTTTTCAACAGTCCAATCTAGTCCTGCTTTACTCATAATCTGGATCGGAGAAAGATCGGGTGCGACCTTCGTTCCTAATCCGTGCCAAGGGGTTTCCCCTGCGTATGCCATTTGTGCGACACCTTCTACCATTTCTACTTCGTGACTCATAACTTATCTCCTAATTAACCTTCAACTCTATCGTGGACTGCAACTGCACCGTAGAACGAACCACCAAGTAACCGATCACAAAGTCTTGAGAACCTTGAGTCAGAACAACCTGCATAGTTACCACCGAACATTGTCCCCTTACCTTTTGCCGACTCTGGAATGAGTCTCAAAATCTTTCTACCACCAATTGGTTCTGCCATCACAAGTTCTGCGGCAGGATAATCCTCACACGGTTCAAAAGGACCTTCTGCGTTTACCACAGTGAAACCTTTTGAGTAAGATGACTCACCACCATTGGTGCAATCTATGCCATCTAGAAAATCGTTACCATACGGTACTTGCTTATAAATGCTTACATGAATTCCCATAATTATTTCCTCTGTTTTCTCATTCTCAATACAAGTATTATACACTCTACCACAACTAAAGTCAAGCGTTATTTTGAAAATAAGTTAAAAAAGATTTTGTCAACTTCTTGTGCGGGTAGAGATGCGTCAACAACAATACGTTCCCAACCGTCTTTGCAGACCCAGTCATCCTTGTTACCAAACTTGTCCAACTCAGGGTTGTAGTAGTATTCCGAGACATCTGTCTTAGACTGTGTAAAGGAATGTGTAATGTTCCACACACCTCCAATATGGGTAGGGATTACTTCAACACCATTTTCATTAATCATATAACATACTCCACATTCTTTTTAAGAAACCATTTCTCCACAACAGGGAGACCAAATTGATCTTCGTCAACACAGACATAAGCAACAGTCTTCTTGACATTGGCATAACGATACTGTTGACCGATACCACCAACCCAAACTATATGGGGATAGTCTTTGTGGAAGTCCAAGAAACAGTGATTATTCTCACTGTAATGAAAGTAATTACCGAAGTCTTTCTCAGTAAACTCACCTAAAACATTTTCAACACTCGAAGGGGCAAAACTCATAATAAACACACTCTCTCAATCATCAATACATAGGTATTATACAACGCCCAACAAGGTTTGTCAAGCGTTTTCTTGAAATTAAATGAAGTTTTTTTATGTGGAAAATGGCGGAGAGGGTGGGATTTGAACCCACGATACGCTATTAACGTATGCCAGTTTTCAAGACTGGTGCATTCAACCGCTCTGCCACCTCTCCGAAAATATTATGGTGGGGGGAGGTGGATTCGAACCACCGAAGCTTTCGCGTCAGATTTACAGTCTGATCCCTTTGGCCGCTCGGGAATCCCCCCCGATTAGATTAATCTTTGAACTTGTTATCGATCCAACATTTACCGTAGTACAAAATTCCCAACCAAACAGAGAAGAGTATTCCGTCTAGGTAACTGAGTGATTCCCAAACATTTACAGGGTCCATGATTTTTTCCTATATTGGCGGACTGGACGAGACTCGAACTCGCGACCTCCGGCGTGACAGGCCGGCATTCTAACCAACTGAACTACCAGTCCTAGTTAATGGCTCCGTCTGGTGGGCTCGAACCACCGACCCAGTGATTAACAGTCACTTGCTCTACCAACTGAGCTAAGACGGAATAAATTTGTCTGGTGACACAAAACTCTTCTTTGACCTTATACGTTGCACGTGCATAGTCTCCAAGCCTTCTGACTAACGGTACCAGTTACCGACCTACTTGGTGTCGTGTTTCTATTTAGGATGATTAATCCCATTCTCATCATAGGAGAAACAAATAACTACTAGTCCGCAATCATAGGACTCGTTTGGTGGAGGTATGCGGGATCGAACCGCAGACCTTCGCCGTGCAAGGGCGACGCTCTCCCAGCTGAGCTATACCCCCAAAATGGAGCTCGGAACAGGAGTCGAACCTGCGACCTGCTGATTACAAGTCAGCTGCTCTACCAACTGAGCTATCCGAGCTTTAAACTAAGGTGTGTATTATAACACAATAAAAAATATTTGTCAAATATTATTTTTTATAATTTTCTAAAAAATATTTCAAATCTTCTGGAGTTCCCAATCCCCACATTTTGGAAGCATTATGTGTATATATTTTTTTACAATCTTCGATCGCCTGATTAAAAACTGGACACACATAAAACTCATTATTTACTCTAATATTTTTTTCTATCATTTGTTCAGCATATTTAACAAAATCACTACCACTCTTCCAATAGTAATAACCGACTGTAGCAAGATTACTTATAGGATTTTTTTCCGCAACTTCTGTTACAAGACCAAAGTTATCTATTTTGGCAAAAGACCATTTTGGATGAGTAGCCTCAAATGTGACAATACCACCGTCAGCATTCTTTTCGTTCATTGAATACATAAACTCCATAACTTCCCATTCAACATACTGATCAGAATTGGCAAAGAATAGTGGATTTTCATTGTTTATATATTCTTTTGCTAAAAGTGCGGTACATGCCGCTCCCTCAGTCATCTTATCCACCTCAATAATTTTGCATTTTGGGGATATTAGTCCTAACATAGTATCTAGGTTATAATCTTCTCTGTGTTCTTTTTGTACTACAAATATATAATTAGCATCTAATCCCAGATTTTCAACAACATTCTGGATCATAGGTTTACCATTCACATCTATCAGTGGTTTAGGAAAAGTGTAACCCGCCTCTTTAAAACGACTACCAGCTCCAGCCATTGGTATAAGAACATTCAATTTATCATTTTTCCACTTTTTTATCATAGGTGCACCCTCAATTTTTGGGATTATATTATGTATATTTGTATTATAAGGATTGTCCACTCGTATATAATTAGCGCGAGATCTTTGTGCGGACAGTAATCCAGCTGGACTATCTTCAACGATTATAGTTTCTTCCGGCAAAACCCCCATCATAGACATAGCCTTCCAATATATCTCTGGGTGAGGTTTAGCATTTTTGACATCTTCATTGGAAAGAATTACCGAACAATGTTGTATTATTTTTGCTTGTGAAAGCGAAGTTAAAACCGTTCTTCTTATTGAATTTGAACATACTCCAATTTTATATCCGAGTTTTTCTAACTCTAAAAATAACTCACATATTTCTTCTATTGGTTTTTGTTCGGATAACATTTCTCTAGTAAGTTTTTGTTTATTTTCACTTATTTGTGAATGTAGTTTTGGATCTAAACCCTTACGTTCCGTTAACATATTTAATTTTTGTATAGTTTTTAATCCATCATAAATTGAAAGATGTTCCTTTTCGGTTATAGAATATTTTTCACCTAAAGCTTTGTTTAAAGCCTTATAATGTATATTTTTAGCATCTACTAATACTCCATCTAAATCAAAGAGAATTAATTTTATAGGACGATTCATAACATATTAACTCTATTTAATATGTCATAACTTCTTTTACTCGTATCTATATTTCTATATATTGAAACAAGTCCATCTATATTAATATGTTTTCTTTTTCTACATAAAATTTGATGCCAACCATATTCAGCTCCATACAAATTTTCTTTCACATAGTGATCCATTATGTCAAAATCTATTATGTCATCCTTTTTAAATACTATACAAAAATCTTTTAAGTAGTTGTTCCATTTGCATGGAGAATAATCATTATTAGATCCGACTTCATCTATGATACAATAGATGCCCCCATCTACCTGTTTTTTTACGGATTCTCTTCTAGACCTAACTCGAAGGTAATTATCATTTTGATTACGAACCGTTTTTCCCAAAACACTACTATGATTAGGTATAGTAGCTATCCCTATGACATTATCTTTAGCTAATTCTAAAATATCGGAAAGAGGAAATTCATTATTAAAATAAGCATCCCACCTAGTTCTTATATAAAAATCATAATCTTTAGGAATAGAATTGAACTGTTCCAATAGAGATATGTGTTGAAAACAACCGTGAGCTCTCATAAGTTTTCCGGACTCTGAAGAGTTCTTTATTCTATTAATTCCGGAAAAATCTTTTTTAGGAAGATTTTCTACAGCCTTAAGATAAGGATCGTAACTAGCTAAAGGAGGTTTAGGTACCCACTTTATATCAACAATATTCCTTATATCCTTAAATATATGTCGATCTTCATCACTATCCCAAGTTTGATAAAATATATCACAACCGGAAAATATTTTTTGAAGAGAACTTAAATTTTCTTTAAGTATTTCTCGTCTCAAATATGGATGAAAATTTCCATTTATAAGTACAGCAATTTTCACTAATCTTCAACAACTTCAGCCACTAAGGGTGCCTTACGACGAACCAGTTCATTTCTAGCTTTTTGTTTTTTCTTGCCTGTAGCGTTGTCTTTGGCAATAACCTCTTGTAGTTCTTCGGTAGAAACAGTGTGTATATAATACCGAGTAATGTTTCTTTTCCTATCCTTTGCATCGGGTTTCCATTTGATTGGCATAATAAATTTCCTATTTTTTCATGTTAACAGATAGGTGTTTGGAATGTACCTTACACCCAATAAACTCATTGTAGAAGTCCGAAGACTCAAGTACTTCGTATTGAAATTGATACTTTGCTTCATAGTAAGAACAGTCTCCTTTAGATTTGCATAATCTAAGTATCTCCCTACTAAAAGCTTCGTTACCCTTTTTTTCAACTAAAGCTTTAACATTCTCACTAGATCCATAGTAATCCATCCAATCAGACTGAACTTTAGTTTTAACTCTTCTCTTTCTCTTTTTGGTGACGGGTAAAGTCTTAGGTTTCCAAAATAACTTCTTACCGATATATTTTTTACCACTATCCTTTTCGGTCACCATATAAACAAACCCAACATAAGTTTTAAGGAACTCATCGTCGGGTTTAAATTCTTTATCTTCATATATCCACATAACCATTATATATGCCTATACTAACTACTCGTCATCTTCCACCTCTTCGGCATCGATATCGGAACCACACATAGGACAGAAACGAGGGACTTCATCCTCATCTATTTCATACTTTATCTTTACAACGGTAAAGATATCGCATATCGGGCATTCTATTTCCCACATTACGCTAAACAACCTTTACCATCTAAACCACAAACAGGGCTTTCTTCTTCCTCTTCCCATCCCCATTCTCCATCCATACCATTTACAGAATACTCCGTCACTCTTTTTTCAAAGAAGTTATCATGCGAGGCACCATTAAGGACCCAGTCTAACCAAGTCAATGGGTTATCCTTAACTCCAAACTTCGGTTTCATTCCAAGTTGAAGGAGCCTACGATCAGCGATGTGACGGATGTATTGTTTAACATCGGTTTCATCTAAACCTTCAATAGTACCCGACTTATATGCAAGTTTGATAAATCGGTCTTCTAACCTAACAGCATTCTTGGCCATCTCATATATCTTGGACTTCAACTCATCGTTCACGATACGTGGATGTTCTTCACAGAACTCACGGAATAGTTTCGCATTACCCTGTACGTGCATAGTCTCATCACGTATAGACCACTCCACAATTGTCCCCATACCCTTCATCTTACCGAAACGTTGAAAATTCAATAACATCACGAATGATGCGAACAATGACATACCCTCGTTGAATACGGATTGTGCTAGAACAAGAGCCAACCCAGTATGAGAGTTTATATTCCCCTCTTTCATGAAGTCTAACTTATCGGCCATTTCACTATATTCTAGGAATGCGTGATGTTCTTCGTCCGGTAAACCCAGAGTGTCATTTAACAATGCGTAAGCGCGTTGATGAACACCTTCACGATTAGCAAAAGAAGATAACATATTTCTTATTTCATTATTCTTGAATTTAGGTATAAGAAGTTCATGATAGTTTTCTCCTACCTGAACATCAGACTGCGTGAAAAGTCTCAATATCTGAGTTATAAATTCTTTCTCTTGTTCAGAAAGTTTAGTCTTCCAATCCTGAATATCTTCAGAAAGTTCGGCTTCATCCTCTACCCAATGAATCTCTTCGTGTTTTTTTACCATATCTACCGCCCAAGGATAGACGAAAGGTTTGTATGATTTACTAAATTCTAATAGTGACATTTTTTATCCCTCACAAGCTCTACATTCTTCGGATTCTTCTTGTACCGGATTGTCCAAGAACTTCATTAAATCTTCATACCCACCAACATATTTTCCTGAGATATATATTTGAGGTACACTTTTTACTTTTCGGCCAGTAACTTCTGCTGCACTTTTGCCGACTTCTTTTAGGTTTATATAGTCGTAGTCTATGCCTCGAAGTTTAAGTTCATCTTTCGCCAACTGACAGAAAGGACAATTGGGGATGCCGTAAACTAGAGTTCTTGTATCTTCTCCTAAAGCAACACGTTCTACCTTTTCAGAAACATTTTCCGCACGACTCTTCGCCTCAGTTCTAAGGTAATAAAGACCTTTTAAACCTATCTTCCAAGCCATCAAGTGAACTTTATTGACATAGGCTTTATCCGCACCAGAAGGGAAAAATACATTTACAGACTGTCCTTGACAAATATATTTCTGTCGGTCACCAGCGTGTTGTATAACCCAAGTTTGATCCAATTCTTGAGCAGTTTTAAAAACTGATTTTTCACCCTCAGTAAGGAAAGGTAATTGTTGAACCGATCCCTTATTGGTTATAATTGATGTCCAGTTCGACTCGTTATTCTCTCCCTTCTCCTCTAATAGTTTAGTGAGATAGTTATTCTTAACTAAAAAAGAACCAGCACGAGTTCTATGAGTATATGCATTTGCTTTAGAAGGTTCTATTGAAGGACTTGTACTCAAAATAACACCAGAAGATGCGTTAGGGGCAATAGCCATTAAGTGAGCGTTTCTACGACCACTACCCACACCATCGGGGTACTCCCCTCTAAGTTCTGCAAGTAGTTTAGTTTCTGTTACAGCTTCAGAGTTGATATGGTTAAATACTGTATTGTTTATACTTCTGGCAGTCTCAGATTCCCACGCAACTCCGTGTTTCTGTAATAAGGAATGAAAACCCATTGCACCAAGACCTATAGATCTTTCCCTATATGCAGAGAATCTCGCTCTTTTAATACTATCTGGTGCATTCTGAATAAAATGTTCTAAAACATTATCCAACATACGAATCAAATCTCTAACGATATTCGTATCTTTCCATTCCTCATAGTACTCAAGGTTAAGAGAAGACAAACAACAAACCGCAGTACGATCTTTGTCCGTAGGTAAATGTATTTCATTACATAGATTGCTGCCTCGGATTTTTAAACCTAGATCTTTTAGTGGTTGAGGAAGATCTCTATTCGCAGTATCTATGAAATTAAGATAAGGTTCACCTGTACGGAATCTTGTTTCTAAAATACGTTCCCATAGCTTACGAGCGTTGACAGTATCTTTTATAGTATTTCCTTTAGGACAAACTAGATGAAAGTTTCTATTATTTTTTACGGCTTCCATAAAATCGTCACTGATATTAATAGCATTATGAAGATTTAACGCTTTACGTTGAACATCTCCAGTAGGTATACGCATATTAAGGAATTCTATTATTTCTGGATGGGAGACATCCATGTATGCCGCATAAGAACCCTTTCGAGTCTTACCTTGTCGATATGCAATCATATCAGCATCTACAGTATGTAAAAAGGGCATAGGGCCGGGAGATATATCGGAGACGGATCTGACATCAGACCAATGACCCCCTACTCCACCACCCATAATAGACAACCATCTAAGTTCGGAAGAGTGTTCTATAAGTCCCTCAACTGTATCAGGAACATAGGTAAGAAAACAAGATATCGGAAGACCCTTGTTTTTCTTTTTTGTTCTGGAATTGGGGGCATTAGATAATACTGGAGAGGCAAACATGAACCACTTCTGACTCACGTACTCATAAAGTCTCTGTGCGAGACCTTCGTCGAGTTCTCCATTATAGGTTGACCAAGCAGTGGCGGCACGGGCATATGCGTTTTGAGGACTTATTTCTCCCTCTTGCATATAGAAGTCTTGTAACATTGATAGAGCATAGTCTGTAAGTAATTCATCTCTTTTTTTATTAATTCTTACAGACATTCAAATAGACTCCGAATTTAAATCATTAAAGGTAAGTCTCTTTCCTTCATTGATAAAAGATTTAATTGTGTCTAATATATATGAATTTTCTTTACTATAACTAGAGAAATTTTTAGATATTATGTGACTTCTTAGGGATAACTTGGGGTCAGATAATAAGAATCTGTTTAGAGGGAGATCGTGATTTTCTTCCATAGGATCAAGGTTTACCAAGACAACCTCATTATGTTTTCCATAGTGTGCTTGGACAACGCCTTTGGCTCCACCTATTGCGGATTCATCAAAGAAGACTACCGCCTTGTCTTCAATGTTCATAACAACGACTTTCATTTTGATAATTGACATTTCAATCCTCGCATAATTTAGTATGTATTATATCACAAAAGACAAAGAATGTAAAGAACTAAATTGAAGGATTTTCTCTTCTGTCAATCATTCTTTGTAATATTGGTGGTACATCTTTTCTTTTCTTTTTTCTGTCGTATTTTTTTCTAACGACAACTGTAGAACTATCATCTCCAGTTCCTACAACCGAAGTTGTAGATGTTGAGGCTGTTTCCTCAAAATTATCTTTCCACTGTTTAAATGTTCTCATTAATCTCTCTCCAATAAAATCATGTGATTTTGTCTGTCTGTTGCTGGATATATATACTCTTTCAATTTATGATACGGAAAATCTAGTTTTGTAAGATAATGATCGACCAAATCTCTTGGATATATGTTATCTATTTCTGACATACATCGCACATAATCATCTACTAATATGTATTTTATATTTGCATTATTACACAGATTCAAATCTCTAGACATTGAATCTGTTCTATGGTCACCATCAATAAAAACCATATCATAATGTTCTATCTCATGAGGTTCTATAGAGTGAGAATTTCTATGAGAAAAAGTAAATCTCTCTCCGAACATATTCTTAAGTTTTTCTGCATTTACAAGAGTATGATCATACTGACCGATATCCACCGAATGTAAATTCAGTTCTTTCATTATACTCATAAAAGTATAAGAACTATGTCCATAATTAAAACCAATCTCAAATAAATTATTGCAGTTAGTTTCTTTTAGTATTGCAGAAAATATAAGACATGTTACCTCACTAGGAACAACATGACCCTCTCTTTTGGGCCAACCTTCAGTGAGAAACTCGCAGTCTTCGACGAGATTCATTTTTTTAGTTCACCTGTGGTTACATACATGGGTTGTTGAGATTTTAGGTGTATTGCTTCATATATGTTTATACCAAAAATCTCGCCGCATGGATGAGAATTATCTTCTGTTATTCTTATCTGGTCATTAGAAGAAACTACCTCAACAAAGTTAGAGGTCACAGTCTCTTCCTTTATTCTATAGACGCCAGGTGAAACTTGTTTGTTTTCTAACATAAACCATTCAGATTGTTCTTGTAGAATATCTAATATATCTATTCCAGTATCTTTATGAATCTTGGTTATTCCCTTGTCGTTTAACTCTCCGTGTTCCTTAATCAAATATAGTGCAGCTGCATATGATGCAAGACGACTACTGCCGCCCGGAGCTTTCGCCATAAGTTTCTTTATATTGAAAACAAGTCTATGAAACGGAGTATAATAATTACGGTAAGCTTCGCGTTCGTCCATAGTATTCATACTATAATCTTTGCGTTTTTTACCATCTCTATCGATAATGCCCGCTTTAAAAGTTTCGGTTTCTTCTATGGGTGTGACCAATAGTTTTAAAAATCTTACCGTATAAACTAAGTCTGCTGCTGATTTTAATAGTCCCATTATCTCATATCTCTTAATGTCTTTATTACGTTTTTGTCCATACTAATACCAGTAAGATCATCATTAGTTATCGCCTTTAAAAATATAAGAAAAGGTTTCAACGCGTTCCATTGTTCAATACCTTCTATTTTTAATGCTAACATCTCTACTCCAGCTTCATTCCCGAAGACATTAAAAATCACGATGAGATGATTTAATATAAGTCTTTCTGACAATTCATTAGAAGATACGTATTTATTTAATAATCTTTTTACGTACTTGAATCTTTTTAAATCAGAAAAGAATTCTTCACTGTCTATACATGTCGGATTATAATAATGTTGTGCTGCATATAATATTAAATTTTTACTTGTTAATTCCATCATCTAAAAACTCTGGTAAACTCTGATATTCCGGTAAAGTCCCTAATCGTTCTACCATTTTATTAAATGGTCCAACCCAGTCCCAATTATTTTTTTTAACAGTTCCCTCATAGTCTTGCATATAGAAATATGTGGGTTTAGTTCTTTCTCTGTATCTTACCATATTTAGACCACCACTAAGTGCGATCCTTTTAAGTTTTAAAAATTGTATCGTATCTTCACCAATAACTAAAGAGTTATCGTAGTGCATCATCTCCGCACATTTCTTAGAGAAGAAAACTATCCTACACATAGATTCGTGAGATTCTCCATACCTTTCTATTATTTTATTAAATTTTAATCTTTCTTCACTTAATTTTTGTGCCTCGTCCTTTGAGTAGTTTCCATATTCTTCGGACATAAAAAAATCTGTAAGATCTTCTTTAGATATATTTTGATTTTCTAAAGAAGACTTATCAAATGGGAAGTAATGTACATACCAGTCTCCCCTTATAGATTTTTTTACTGCTTTTTGTCGATATAAAACCAAACAATCTGGTGCATTATACCACATAGACATGCGTTTGTAAAGGTCTATTCCATATTCGGTTAATATATCATCTCCATCAATATGTACCATGTATTCGTTATCACTTTCTCGGAATAATTTTAGTACAGAGTTTTTACCAGTTGCTGGAGTTCCGTCCGATTCAGTAACATAGTGTTCTATTTTGTGTTTTACACAAAAAGAAACCGCAGCATCTATATAATTCTCATCCAAAGAATTAATGACGACTACGGCTTCACCAGTAGGTATTTTATAAAAGTGTCTTTTTAGGCACTCTATATGATTAGAAGTGAGAATGTAAAACTTCACAGAAATTTATTCTGACTTAAGACCACAGTTTTTCAATGTGGTCAACATATCTCCTTTTTTCAAATCCTTTACTATATCTATTCCATGATGACTAGCAAGTTCGATGAGTTCTTTTTTAGTCATCTTTTCTATAGATTTGTTAGGAGGTGACTCAGTCAAAAACCTAGAAGTTAATTGTCCAGTTTTAGGATCAGTTTTCTTAAATAACATTATATACCCTATGATACCAATAACCAAAGATATTAATACGCATGTAAATAAAGTATCAATTTCCATAATAAAACCTTTTTATTAACCCCTACTTAGAACCCTTTAAAATTTTCTTATCACCAGTATCATTATCGCCCGGTCTTTTCTTCTTTGATGGTCCACCTCTTCCAGCTTTAGATGCTGTCTCCGCAGCTTTCTCTCCATCAGCAACAACTTCCGGACTATCTGCACCATGTTGTTTTGCGAATTCTTTAGACTTAGGAGATTCCTTGTCCATGATGCCTTCGGGTTTTGAAGCGGAATCGGGAACTTGTTTAGGTTTTGCAGCCTCTACAATCTGATCCCACATAGCATCAAATGATTCTTTTATTTTTGATATCTCCGCTTTCTTGTCCGCAGTCTTAGGGTTTTTCTTCATATCAGAACCGTCATCTACTTCAGGTTCCTTGTCAGTATCAACCGGAGATTCCTCATCGTCTTCCTTTTCAGCTTCAGTCTCTCCATCATCTTCCTTACCCTTTTTCTTGGGTGGGAAAGGTTTCTTTTTGTCGTCTTTTTCCGCTTCAGTATCATCTACAGCTTCGTTCTTTGCTGGCTTCTTACCACCATCAATAGCGTCGTCAGTAGCTTTGCGACGCTTGTGTAGATACTCATCAGAGGAATCAACATCTCCGTCATTATCGATATCCTTGTCTTTTCGATCTTTGAACTTCTTATCGTTCGCTTTATCATCGACAGGGTCTAGAGTTTTCTTTTCTTCCAGCGCTTCTTCTTGAGAGACCATTGACTTATATGCCTCTATCGCACCAATTAATTTATTATTTGACATTTTAGCCTCTTAGTGTATATTCATTGTTAAAATTTTAAACATTGTACCTAAAGCAGCAGTAGCAACAACATACATAATACCGTATAGGATTTTTACCGCACGATGAGATTCATCGGCTTTACTTTCTAGATTGTCTATTTTTTCAGACATTCTATTAATTCTTTTGTACTGATTCTGATTTGAAGTCTCTATCGCAATGAGTTTTTCTTCAGCTCTAGCCAAAGAAATCATCGCATCAGATAATTTATCTATCTTCTCTTCAATTCTACTGAGACGATCATCTCTCCAATTTTCTTGTGATTCCGACATTAATGGACTTTCCCATATTATATTAGTTTTATTTATAAAAAACTAAAAACCTGAATTTATCGCTAATGTTCTTAGAACTCTAGCGTCGACATTATATTGTTTAGATACGACACCAGCATAATATTCAAGTCCATGACGGCGTCCCTTTTCCGATTTTTTTCTATCCCAAATATCCTTTAGGATTTTAAGTGCGGCAGAATACTTTTTTTTCTGAATAGTATTTGCCATAACCTTTTTTAAAAACTGACCAGTAGGTGCTTCAGTTATGACTTCAGATGAAATATACTCCTTAAAAGTTTTCATCACTCCACCTTTGCACTAGCACGCCACTGACGACAGCTCCAGTACCTAGCTTTCCACTTAGGGCCTGGATCTGAACAATTATGTCTTGCGCGGAAACTTTTTCTTCTTTCGGGGTCATCTCTTTTGATCTCCATATTAGGATCACCAAAAGATACCTTTACCACATTACCCTTATCGTTCTTTACATACACATAAAACTTCTTAGAACCACCACGTTGAATCTTATTCAACTTGACGTTGTCTTTCTTACCTTCTTCAGATACATATTCCGCATCCTCAATGACGAGTTCTACATCTAAAGTAGAACAATCGTCACAACAAGATTCAGATAAGAACTGTGAAAATCTTTTCACGGTATTATCCTTTCATATTCATTGCTTTCTTCATAGAAGACAATGACTTATTAATCTCATCCTGAAACTTCTTACGTACAGCAGGCTTCTTGAAAGAATCAAATTTCTTGGAAACTAATTGACAAGCCTTTTGTGGGAACTTTTGAGTCTTACCATCCTGAAAAGTTACAGTACAACCCTTAGGCATATCAACACCGCGACGAATCTGCATAATCACATTCTTATCCGCAGCTTTACGATCATCAGAAGATGCTTTGTAATCATCAACGTCAGCAGAGTCCTTTTCTGTAGATTTCTTAGGACGACCATATGAGATTGCTTCTTCAACAGATTTCTTCACTTCTGGATTTTCGTGAGAGTAACTGTGAGGTTCGAAAGCCTCTGCCAAAGACCAACCCTTTCTTAGGTATTCCTTTTCTTTGGACTTATCGATTACGATTGTCTTACCGCCCTTCTGAACCATAGAGTCCTTCTTAGGATCTTTCATCTGTCGGGCTTCTTCAACCTCTTCACGAGCAACTAGTTTCCAACCCTGTCTTTTCATTCGGTCAGCAGTCTTACCATCAACCTTACGAGTGTAAGGTCCTTTCTTCATGGTGTAGTTCTCTGCACCTTCTCTTATCTCTTTAAACTGTTTCACGTTTAACTTCCTCTTGATGCGCCACGAATCATTTTCGTTGCTGCTCGGTTTGTATTATTTAGTTTAAGACTGGGGCCTTGCGACCCCGTCATGTTAAACTTATTATTTTCAGAACTAGTAGACTGCAACCTTTCTCGTTTCTCTTGAGACATCTTTTTGTTGCGAGGTTTCTTAGTCTTACTCATATTT